GCCACCGAACAACGGCCAGCGGCCGAACCGTCGCTTGCGGGATATTTACGATCACCCGAGATCCAGCGCGGATGGGCGATCGTAATGCCTACTAACCCTAAGATGGAGAACTAAAATGGCGACTGGTCAGTGGCCCACATTAGCCGACCTTACGAGCCGCATGGACAACGCTGGCAAACAGCACCTCATCGCGGAAATGCTCTCGCAGAGCATTGCGCTCCCCGAGGACATGCCCTTTGTCGAGAGCTCGGAAATGGGCGGACATGAATTCGTGTTCCGCACGTCGATCCCAGCCGGCGCCTGGCGCCAGATCAACCAGGGCGTTCCCTACTCAAAGAGCACGACCGCCAAATCGCGTGTCGGCCTGGGCACGCTGGAAGATTACAGCCAAGTCGATCGCCTCCTGGCAGAGTTGTCGGGGGATATCGATCAATTCCGTGAAGGCGAGGACGTCGCGTTCCTCGAGGGCATGGGACAGACGATCGAGCAAACGACCTGGTACGGCAATACCGCGAGCACGCCCGCCGAGTTCATGGGCTTCTCGACCTTCTACAACACCGTATCGGCGGCAACCGCACAGAACGCAGCCAACGTGCTTGATGGCGGCGGCACCGGCGGCAACAACCTCTCGATCTGGCTCATCTGCTGGGGCACCCGGACCATCTTCGGTCTGTATCCCCGCGGTACGAAAGCCGGCCTCGCGATGGAAGATAAGGGCGATACGGTTCCGGGCTTCGACAGCCTGGGCAACCGCTTCGAGGCATATACGTCGTGGTTCCGACAGATGGTGGGCCTCTGCCCGCAAGACTGGCGGTACGGCGCGCGTATCTGCAACGTCGACGTGACGACCTCCGGCCTAGCCGGCCCGAACGCGCTCGATATCTTCGCTACGATCCGCGAGCTCTTGTTGCTCCCGCCTCACCTGTCAAAAGGTACGTCGGGCATCACCAAGACCGACGCGACCGACGAGCCGGCCCCCGGCATTCGCCCAATCATCTACACCAACCGTACCGGGCGACACTGGATGGACGTGCAGGCAATGCGCGACAGAAACGTGCTGTTGCGGATTGAGGACTACAATGGTATTCCGATCAAGATCTCGGACCAGCTCCTCATCACCGAAACCCGCGTAACGTAACCCGATCGGGTAGAAAGGCTCACAGAAGGAACACCACCATGATCTTAGACAGCCAACTTAGTTTCGTCCCGATCGGTAGCCCGCTGACGGTCACTTCCGCCGCGGTCGCTTCGCCAAACGTGATCGACTTGCTCGGCGTCGGCGCCGGTATCAACCCGGCAAACTCAAGCATCTTTGGCAACGTGACCCTGTTCGGGGCCCCGGATGCGATGGGTGTCGGCGGCGCGCGTCCGGAGTTGAACGTCACGCTAGGCCCGTTGGCCTGGGTCAGCGGCACGTCGCTTAACGTGGCGCTGCAAGGCGCACCCGATGCTGGAACCCCGACCTTCCAGCCGGGGACGTTCACGACGTATGCGGAAACCGGGCTGATCCTCACCGCGGCGTTGCTGGCGAATACCGTCATCGCTCGCTTCCCGTGGCTTCCGCCGTTCCCGGCAAACCAGCGCCCGCGCTTTCTGCGGTTGCTGTTTACTCCGGCCGGCACGTTCACGGTTGGCACGATTGCCTCCGCGCTCGTCACCACGGTCCGCGACGATCAGTTCAACAAGTACGCAGCGAACAACTACAAGGTTGCGTAATACGGGATCCCTGATCCCCGGCGCCAATGCCGGGGAATTCCCGTGGAGATAAATCATGCCGCGAGGCAGACCGCCGAAGGTGAAACCCATGAGTGAGAACCAGACAGTCGAACCCGGCTCGATCGCCGAGAACACAGAATTCAAGGCGGCAGTGGAGAAGGCGGCGGCGGAAGCCGTAGCCAAGCTCCTCAAGACCGCCCGCGAGAACCAGGGCAGCGAACCGTCAGCGTCCGATCCGACTTGGATGCGCGCCCTCGCCATGGAAATCTCCCAGCTCACCGACCAGGGCACCGGCCGCAAACGTGTTGCGCCGGAAATCCTCGAGAGCCGCAGGATTGCCAGTGAGAGAATGGTCGAATTGATTGTCCAGGCGCGGACCGCGAAGAAAACAGCGACGTACAGGGTCAAGGCAAAGACGTTGCTTTGCGATCGCGTAGTCGAGCCGTTCTGGATCGCGTCGGATCATACCGCGCAGCCAACGATAATCGATTGGGACGGAATTCCTAACGAGGCTATGGTGCCGGAGAACAAGACGGCGAAAGCCATCTTTGACGCTTACAAGGCGTCCCTCGGCAGCACAGCACGGGTAGTCCCCGAAGATGATCTCGCAATCACCCCAGGCGGCCTTGTCGTTCACGGCGGCGCCGCTTCGATCTCTGCCGGCCGGCGCAAAGTCGGCGAGGCAGTACCGACAGGTATCGAGAAAGCCGGCGGCGAAAGCGGGCTCAATATCCACCATAAGAACGAGCCAGGCCGGTTTGTCGAAAAGCGTATCCTGGGCTCGATCGCAACTCCCGCCCGTCAAACGGCGTAGGGGATAAGACGTGGCGGCACTATTCATTAGCGAATTCAAGAACGCCGCGTCGCCGATCGGGACGTATGCGCCCGACGTGTTGCCGCAGCCCCCGCTCGCCAATCAGACCATCGGCCTGACGTCGGGCGGCGCAACGGGCGTTCTCGGCTCCGCCACCTACGCGATCTTGATGATATCGGACACGGATTGCTGGTATCTGGTCGGCGGAACAGGCAGCACGGGCAAGACCGGCGCTACGGGCGGCGCAGGCGGCTATCTACCGGCCAAAGTGCCATTAACTTTTGCGGTCCCGCCGAGTGCTACTTTCTCGGTCACTCTCTAACGGAGAACTCGAATGACAAGCCGAAAATATCTGGCCCTCCTTGCCGCGGTTAGCGCAGCCGTGGTTGTCGGCGTCGCGACGTTCTCCAAGGTAGAGGCGCAGAACCCCGGCCAGGTTATCGTCACCACGCCGACGGGAAATGAATTGCTGGCGCTACAAACGCTGGGTCCGCAGAGCGCGGCAATCACCACCACGAATTTTGCCACTTGGGTAAACGCAGGCGGCGGCGTGGTCGGCCCAGGCGCGTTCACAACCCTTTCCGCTTCCAGCACCGTATCCGGCACGGGCTTCGCCGCGCGCTTTGCAACGCCGGGCCCGATCGGCAGCACGGTAGCATCGACGGGCGCATTTACGACGCTTGGGGCGTCTGGCAACGTCACGTTGTCCCCGACTGGCACGGTCACAATCGCTCCATCCAGCACGGCAAGCCTTTCTCCGGTTGGCGTGCTCACGGTCAATCCGACCGCAGCGAGCACGATGGACAACGTAGCCGTCGGTGTAACCACCCCTCTAGCCGGCAAGTTCACCACCCTGGCATGGACCGGCCTCGCGACTGGCACGTTCGGAACGGACAGCGGGCAGACCGCAACCGCAACCGTTTGCGAAGATACGACGAGCCATGCGGTCTACTTTGGCTCCGGCGCCGGCGGTATCTGCAAAGGCACATCGTCAATTCGCTTCAAGCAGAATATCGGCCAGATCGCCTACGGCCTCCCCCAAGTCATGCAGTTGCAGCCCGTGTCCTACTATACCAAGCCGGGCTTCGGAGATCCGAACAAGAAGCTCTATGGATTTCTTGCGGAGGACATGGCCCCAATCATGCCGGAAGGCGTGACGGAATATGATCCGCAGGGCAAGCCTTCTAGCGTCGACTACATCGGCATGATCCCTGTGCTGGTGAAGGCGATCCAGCAGCAGCAGGCTCAAATCGAGCAATTGAAACGCCAAGTGTCAAAGCGTTAAACCGCGCACGCGCGCTAAGGAGACTAAAATGAGAAAGACCCTTGTATCTGCCCTTGTTATTGGCGCGCTCGGCCTCGGCTATGCGGTCGCGCAAACCGTTCCTGTCCCTAAAGTCTCTGCCGTAAATGCTACCGCGGATCTGGTGCAAATTATTCCCGGCGGCGTTCCGACCAGCCAAAGCAAGTATGCCACGGTGGCGCAAACTACCGCGATATCGGGCTATAAGGATCTCGGCACGATCTCGACCGATCCAGCCTATACGGCGACTACCGGCGTATGGAACGTCTTTGGTCACTCCACCGGCACAGTCACCGCGGTCACGCTCACAACCCCGGCCTCTCCCGGCGATGGACAGCGGCTTTGCTACTACAACGACCACACGACCACGACGCTTACGTTCACTGCCAATACCGGGCAGACGATCGACAGCAACGTCGTCGCGGCGGGCGTCGCAAATATCCCTGCCTGCATCGTCTACAACGGCACGACGCTGGCCTGGAAAAACTCGAACTAATGCCTCCGGTATCGGAAGCGCAGCGGCGTTGGGCCTTTGCCAACAAGGACAAAGGCGGCAAGGAAGGCGCCGCTGCTAAAGAATTTGCCGACGCTGATCCCGGCGGGAAACTGCCGGAGAAGAAGAAGTCAAAGCGCAAGGCCCTCTATGACCACCCGAGAAGTAAGGCGCATGGATGATGAGGACGAGGGCAGGGACACGCCGCCGCTCTACAGAGGCGGAGTGAACGTAGCGAAGCCTCCGAAGAAGCCGAATGAAACTCACCCTGGCAGACCTGGCGAGCAGACCGATGGCCGGCAATAAGAACTGGATCAAAAAGGGAGCTTCGAAGCACCCTGGTCTATTTGCCGAGAAGGCGGAGCACGCCGGGGAAAGCACCAAGGAATATGCGCGGGAGAAAAAGCACGCCGGCGGCAAACTAGGCAAGGAAGCCAATTTCGCGCTAAATGCCATGAAGGCGGGTAAGAAGCGCCACCACCGAATGTATGATAATCCTAAGTCCCATCCGAGCGATTAAGGAGCCCGACCATGGCCGAAGAGAAAGCAAAAGAAGGCAAGAAGGAAAAGAAGCCTAGCCTTTACGACCATCCGTCGAGCGAAAAGCATCGCATGGAAGGCAAAGGCGGTAAGGAAAAAACGCCCAAGGCTGAAAAGGAGCCAAAGGCGGAGAAAGAAGGCGGCCACACTAAGCAGGCTGAGCCGGCGGCCGAGCATCCTCATAAGGCGATCCATGAGCGTCACCATGAGGAACGCGAGGCGATGCATCATTCGCACGAGACAGAGCGCCGCGATCTCCACGGAAATCACCGCGAAGAGCATCGCAAGATGCACGAACGCCACCAGAAAGCCCACAAGGATATGGGTGCGCGGCACCTCGAGGAAATGAATGCGGCGGCCCAAGGACCGGGCGCCGAGCAAATGGCCGGCGCACCCGAGAGCGGCGCAGCACCGCCGGCACCAGGCGCGCAGGCTATGCCGGTAGCGCCTCCGGGCGGCGCGCCGGGAATGCCCGCGGGAGCCTAATGTGGCCGATCTCGTCAGCATGGAGAAAGATGACGACGATGTGCTAGATCACATCGCCGTCCACGCCTCGCTGAATTCCAAGTTTCCGTACCACATGCGATTTGCTCTGACGCAGGCCGAATTCAAAAAACTTGGCCTTGACCCGACCGTTGCCAAAAAAGACGATGAAATTGAGTTCAAAGGCGAGGCCAGGATCACGGAATGCGAGCATAAGGATGGACCGGGCGGCAAAACTTGCCGTATCGAATTCCAGATCGAGAAGTTCTGTATAGAGACGGCAGAGGAAGAGGCGGCTGAGAACGAAGAAGATGAGGATTAGGTCATGCCTGTCACGCTTAAAAACACGACTTATGGCAATCATCGGTCGCAGCCCGCCCCCGTTGCTCAATCCAAGCCCGCCGGCGTGGACCCCGCACCCGCTCCCGAACCCGATTATTCTACCCCCGATTGGTACGACGGGCCTCCTGATAACGCCACTGAGGACAGTGCGGGGCTCGAGGCCAAGCCCAAGCCAAAAAAATCCAAGGCGGAGCAGCAAAAGTCCGGCGCGTCCAAAACGCAGAAAGTGAAATGAAAAATCGTCTATCCCTCGCTCTAGCCGTTGCGCTGGCCTTCTGGCCGGCCATAGGGCT